TGAAAACTGTGCAAGAAGTTTAGATGATATAACAACATTGTATGCACCAGGTATAATTTTAATATTCTCAACTCTAAAATTAAAACTAAACTCATCCTTAGTTTCGCCTACTACAATCGCAAACTCATTTGATGTATCATTCTTCTTGTCTCTTACAACTAACTTAACAACTCCTGCTTCACCGATTGCGGATAAATCTGGAAGTTGATATACTGCTGCTGCCTTGAGTAATTGTGTTAGACTATTAGTATCTAAAGTAAAACATACATCTTCAGTTGGAAGAGTCAATGTTTTTTCTGGTGGAGTTACAATTACACTTGGATCTGCAAAGAAATATTTTGTTCTATGATTTTTACCATCACGAATTGTAACGTAAGATTCATTTCCAAAATCTAATTGTGGATCTCCATATAAAGATATACCATTTAAGAATTGAACTAAATCATAGATGGCAAAGTCTTGTGGAATCTCTTCACTAATATCTGCTTCAGCAAGAATATTTTTCATCACTGACATTGTGCGAAGAGAATCTCCTCTTTTAAAAAGAATTGATTGATTGATAGACGCAAAATTCTTTAAGAGATTTACAGTTTTTTCAGATAGTTTCATGTTGTGGGGACGAAGTTTCATCGGTATTCTAGTTGCTGTTGTCATTAAAAGAGAAATGATATAGTAGTGTACAATAGTGAATGGCTTTTAGAATATCTTTTCTATTTTTACCATCCTTTTTGCCGAATCTCGAAAGATATTTGATTGCATTGGATCGGCAAAATGCTTCCGCATCTCCAATACTTTCAATAAGATCTAGAGTTTGATAGTTACCCTTATCACTAGTATAGTGCAATTCATAAGTTTTAGCAATATACTCTTCTGCTTGCTTAAGAATTGCATCTTCCTCATACTTAAATGTTTTGGTTATGTATGGTGGAACTGTATTTTGTCCAAAGTGATGAGCATACTGATCATCTACATCTGCCATTTCAATATCAACATCAACTAATTCTCTTTTCAGAGGATCAGTTCCACGTTCATATTTGTAAACAGTTTTACCACCATCAGGTGATTCATATATCCAAGGTGTTTTTCCAGTCACTGATTCCCCCATTAAATAATCGAATGCTTCTGTAAAAGGATTTTCTGCATCAGGATCATTACGATTGTAATCATAATAATAATCTGAATGTGCGGTATTACCAGATCCTACAACTTTAAAGTCATAGTAGTCATCTAGTTCTCGGATTTCATCTTCTTCACTCCATCCTTTTTTTGATTTAGTCATAAGTGGGTAATCCTCTTCAAATGTTCCATCTAGTATAGATGCTGCTAGACTCCATGCATTAACCATAGGTAAATAGAAAATCGTTAACTAGACTTTCTGCTTTTTCTTTACCAAACTTACCAGTAAGATATCCTCCAACAGGATCTAGTTTGGTCATGTATGCATCAAAGTCTTTATAAAAACTGGTATCTTTTCCAGTTGGTCTCTCTAATTCTAACATATTTTTGTATTTTGTCAAGTAAGTCTTAAACATTTCGAGATGATCGTTAACATCTTTCATTTCACACTTAACGACATATATGTTTTCTGAGAAATGATTTCCTGGTTCAAAGAATCTTTAGTCTCCTTCACTCTTTGGTAGTCCTTCAACTGAAAACAAATAGTTCTCTACTGGATGCTGATAGTCAAATACTATAATGACTTTCTTTTGGAAAAATCCCATCAAGTCCATACCAAAACAGGGCAGGTTACTGCCCGTCTTTGGATATATGATATTGTTGTAAATACAACTTTTATCATCCCATATTTCAACTTCTCTTGCTTTGATGAAGTAAGGAGTTGTGTATGTCTTTGCTGTTAGGGAAGTTCCTTTACTTTCCCATTGTGCCCAAACGCTCCCTGCTCTATTGTGAAGAGGGAACGTTTCGTGTAGGACATCTTTATACTTTTTCCACAGATTCATTGTTCTCAGGCATTTCAAAGTCAGCATCTACTTTATCATATAACTCCATAAATGATTGCTTTGTTTCATCATCAAAACGATTTATACAAACTTGGATTGCTTTTGCTTTGTTCTTAAAGATAGCATATGCACGAAGTATGTGAACTAATCTACGAGTACTGATTAACTCTTCAATACCACCATCATAGAATGTTTTACGAATAATGTCTGCCCAATCTACAAGTTTCTTGACAAACTCAGCATCCTTAACACCGACTCTATCTGCATGTAATCCAAGTAGTTTGATTTCATTATTCACACTTGGATATGCTTGCTCAAATGTTACTGGGAATCTTTCGAGGAATGCTTCGTTGAGCACGTTAGTTCCAATAAATCTTCCGTCGTCTGAACCTTTACCCTTAGTATTTGCGGTGGCGAGTATGTTGAATCCTCTTGCTGGCTTAACGAATCTTCCAATCTTTTTAAGGAAAACACCATTTCCCTCAAGGACGCTCTGAAGGCAGAGGATTTTGTTAGAGGCAAGGTCGATTTCGTCAAGGAGCAAGATTGCACCTCGTTCAAGTGCTTCGATGACTGGGCCATTGTGCCATACGGTCTCACCATTAACAAGACGGAAACCGCCAATAAGATCATCTTCATCTGTTTCGATAGTAATGTTTACACGGATAATTTCTCTACCCAACTGAGCACATGCTTGCTCAATACCAAATGTCTTACCGTTACCAGATAGACCAGTTACGAAAGTAGGATAGAATAATTTAGATGCAATAATTCTTTTAACATCTTGAAAAGAACCAAACTTCACAAAGGTATCATCTTTCTGTGGAACTAAGTTCTTCTCTACAGCTGGCATCGCAGAAGGAGACTTGAAAGACTTTTCAATATTCTCTACAGACTTTTTGGTTACTGTAAGATTCCACTTGCCTGGACTAACTCTGTACTTTTTGATTTTTTTAGTTACAGTTGCGTATCCAATGTTATTCATTTTAGCAAATGCACGAACATCTGCAGCAGTAAGTTCATTACCGTATGTGCTTTTTAATCCGTCAAATGCTTGCTGTTCTGTCATTTTAAGTTCAAATGGTGCAAATGTTTTTTTAGTCATGATGTAATTTGTTTTGTTACACCTATTATAATGCACCCAGATAATATATCTATAACAAATGTGCCAGTTTAATAACTGGATTCCATCTGTTCTACCTTGTCTCCCTCACAACAAGAATAAGTTAAGTCTTCTCTCCAGTAAGACTTATATATTTTATCCCATACAACATCAAACTCCTCTTGATTCAAATTCTTAAACAGACATTTATCTTCTAGGTAGATGTGGTAGTATTTCATCATTCTTGTTTTTTTAATTCGTCCTCTAATTCTTTAACTAATTTCTTCTTACTATGTCTACGATCTAATTCAATACCTAGTTCTCTACCAAACTCCTCTAACTCTATCTTAGATAGAGATTCCAAATCAACTTGGCCTTCATCAGAGTCACCTTCTACTACATCGGGTTCTGGTTCAACTACGATAGGTGGAGTAGTTTTTCCACCTATTAAATCTCCAAATCTACTCATGGGTTTACTTTAATTGTTGCAAGTATTTATCAAGCAACCAACTCTATAAACTCACTCAATATCTTTTTGTTCATCTTTTTACTTTTAAGAGTCTTAGCAAATGCTCTCTTGATATCTGCCTTTGATGCATCTTCTTTGACTTCAAACTCTGTGTCATTACTTAAAGCATTAGATGATAGTCCAAAGTAAGTATGATATCCAGAAGTCTTGATTGATGCGGTCTTGGTATTTCTCCATTCCACTCTTGCATTGATAAGGTCTGTACCATCAAGATGAGTGCTTAAGAAACTGTAAGAATCTCCAGAAGTCAAAAGACGAATACCGATGAAGTTCATACTTGGAAACTTGTCACGAAGATTCTTCAAGAATGCATCTGTATAAGAAGCACTACCATACCAACCTTCACCAAAGGAATATGTCCTTCCAGTTTTACGACATCTTAAGAAACAATTCTTTCTTGCACTATTGCTAGAACCAAGATATGTTTTAGTTGGGTCATAATGACTAACGTGCTCACTATGATATGTAAGTGGATGACCTTCACCATCAGTTAGAATTACACACTGAACCTTTTGTACATCATTATCTTTCTGGAAAGATGGAAGAATCTGATGTAAGGCAATCATAGTCTCGTGTAATGGTGTTCCAGATAGATTTAGACCTAGAGGAACGTTGTATCTATCTTCACCATATGTATGGTATCCAAATGTGCTTGCAATTCTGAACATAGTCTTCATTTGCTTTTCTAATACCTTACCTTTTGTTTTACTGGTAAACATATTGAGTAATGAAAAATTCCTATCTACATCAAACTGATTAACTTTGGCCTCACATAAAGGATCTACTCCACCAAACTTTGGATAGCAACTAGTGAATGCATAAACCTCAAATGGAATCTGAACTTTCTTGCAGAACCACATTAGATTATATAACTGCTTCAAAGTGTCTAGCATAATACGAGACATCGAACCAGACCAATCAAGAATGAATACAAGACCGTGATTCTTACCATCAGGTAATACTGTAACCTTCTTGAATAAATCTTCATTGAACTTGTATGTATGAAGAACTCCTGTGTTTAGGATACCAGTTCTTGCAGTTGATGCACGAGCATAAGCATCAGCAGACTTTTTACATTCAAACTCTTTGACAAGATAGTTGACTTCTTTCTGTGCAGACTTTTTGAACTCAAGGAATTTTTTGTCTACAAGATTGAATACAGAATCATCATGAGATTCTTTCCACTCTTTTTCTATTCTTGAATGAAGATCAGAATTGTTGACAATAACTTTATCTAAGTCCAACTTTGGAATCTCAATGTAGTTAGTGTCTCTATAATACTCATGAGTATCTACAAGATCTTTGAGTGACTCTTGAAGAGCTCTATCTGTCTTTACATCAAGACTTGATTCTCCTCCAAGTGAACTCTGATCGC